ATAAACATGTCAAAGAAAAATGTAAAAGAAGAATGCCCCAACTGTGATTCATATTTCAGTATAACGTATCAGACGGAATTAGTATCTAAAGAAATACCAGAACACTGTCCGTTTTGTGGTGAACTAATAGAAGACTATGATGATGAATATGTAGAAGAGGAAATAGAAATTGAAGAAGATTGGGACTGAATATAGTTTAGTACATGGGATAAGTTTAGATACTGTTATTAATCTTATCCCCAATTTTGATATATTGACAGTAGACTTTATGCATTATGCTAATGACTACTGGTTAATCGATTTTGATCTAAATGATGCCAAGTGTAATGAAAAAATATTCAAATCATGTGATAGATTTTTGTGGAAGTTCAACCATCCATGCGTATCATTAAGCAATAATGTGTTTCTTGCTAGTCATATAGATTGGTGTAATGGTGTAGTACGTTCTATTGTTATTGGGGATATTGTTGGTGTAAAATATAACTCTATAATAAATTTGTATAGAACATACACAGACAAGAAAATTATAATGGACAAAATAAAAGAATATGAAAACATATAAACAGTTTATTGGAGAGATGTCTCGGGATATTGGGTCTCCATATTCAATCATTAATTCAGATATCCAGACAAGAAAATACAATTATAAACTAACCCACAAAGACCCCGAACATTCGTATCAAATTGATGTCCCAGGGATAAAAATACATGCTAAACCTCATGGTACTAATATACACATTTCAACTAATGACCATGATGAAAAACAACTTATTCATAGGGCAGTAATAAAACGTCATACTCCAGGACAAAACTCTTTGCCGTTTGTCCATGATACTCAATCCGAAGTTGATAGAGTTAAAGGTGGGAAGTTGCCTAGTGGACACGCTAAAGATGTAATATACCATCATATGGAAAATAGTGAGGTACCATTGGTATCATCTAACGAACAATTCACGACTGGTCATGAGATGTGGAAGAATTTAACACATAGAGCATTGGACTCTGGCCATCATGTATACCACTTTGATGGTAAAAAATTACACAAAACAACAACAGAAAACATACACAAACACCTAAAAAACTCTTTTGGAAAAGATGAAAAATTTAAAAATCAACATATGATTATATCCAAGAAACCTTTGGATGTTTGATGTGGACATACAACGACACCATTGTTGAATCTCTTCCTGATTGTGTCGGGTTTGTGTATATTATAACAAATCTGACTAGCAACCGGAAATATATAGGAAAGAAGCTATCACACTTCACCAAAACCTCCATTAAAACTATAACACTGAAATCTGGTGTCAAGAAAAAGAAGAAGGTGAAGAAACAAGTGGAATCCGATTGGAAATCCTATTGGTCTTCATCAATAGAATTGCAAAATGATGTCAAACTACTAGGAGAAGAATATTTCACTCGTGAAATATTATTCTACTGCACATCGAAAGGAAATCTATCATATACAGAAGCAAGAGAACAATTTGCAAATAAAGTTCTCGAATTCCCAGAACTATGGTATAATGGCATTATATCCTGTAAAATACATAGGAATCACGTCAAACTATAAGGAAACGAATGAGTCTACTAGAACATATACGAGAATTAACTGAGCGCCCATACGATGGGTTTATCTTTTCACCACACGAAGATTTAGATGAACATACCCACATAGAAACGTTCACATATAAGGATCCAGGTGAAAATTTAGGCGGGTCTAAACTGGGAAAATTATATGAAATAGTTTTCATGGACCATAACGAAAACGGAGAACTGGAAATTACTGATGATGGGTTTGATGCTATATTATCAGATCCAGTAATCTATTTGGAACATCTTGTTAAATGTGGATTATTTGGTGTGATTGGTCGAAAAACAACCACGTCGGATATATTCTTCGATTCTATTTTCGAATAAGGTATATTATGTTACTAATTGATCTAAATCAGATATTAATATCTGGTATAATGCCACAAATATCAGCAAAGAATGCTAAAACACCTACCGAAACCGATATTCGGTATATGGTGCTTAATATGATACGAAAACACGTCAAAAACTTCAAGTCGTATGGCGAAGTGGTTATATGCTGCGATAATAAAACATATTGGCGAAGGGAAGAATTCCCGCACTATAAAGCTAGTCGTGCGAAAAATCGAGCCAAATCAGATCTTGATTGGAAACTAGTATTCGAAATGATGACTAAGTTTAGACAAGAACTTAAAGACAACTTCCCATACAAAGTCATTGAAGTTGATATGGCCGAAGCTGATGATATTATAGGTACTCTAGTGCCAAGACACGCATCATCAGAAAAAATACTAATACTCTCGGGGGATGGTGATTTTTTACAACTACATAGGTTCGAGGGTGTTAAACAATATTCTCCTATGAAGAAGCAATACCTAATATCAGATAATCCGATACTAGAACTTAAAGAGAAAATCATACGAGGCGATAGCGGTGATGGTATTCCTAACGTATTATCGCCCGGCGATTCGTTCGTTAGGGAAATTAAACAAAAGTCAGTAACAAAAGGAATACTCCAGAAACTATTGAACGAAAACTATAACGATTGGGAAGATGAATACCATAAGACTAATTATATTAGAAACCAAAAACTAATAGACCTGTCGTTTATACCAACAAATATTAAACAAAGTATTATAAAGTGTTACGAAGAAACAAAACCAGCTCCACGAAAGAAATTGTTGGACTATATGTTCAAATATCAACTCATAAACCTAATTGACGTAATGGAAGATTTTTAATGAAAAATATATACGAAGTACTAGACGAAATCGAAGAGGCAAAAACCCGACACGATAAAATGAAAGTGATAGAGAAAAACTTGTCGAAAACTCTTGTCGATGTGTTCACCCTAGCTTATCACCCACAACACCAATGGCTGATCACCGAAATACCACATCAATATGTCCCGGTCGATGTCATTCCGGGCATGGCATCAACACAACTATCTACAGAAATCCGTAGACTATACCTATTCCAAAAAGGACACCCACAAGCAGAACAACTAACACCAACAAGACGCGAAGAACTATTAACACAGTTTCTAGAAGCAATTGAACCAAGAGAAGCTGAAGTTGTCATGGGCATCTTTAATAAAGATCTTGGTGTGGATGGACTTGATTATGAATTCATTAAAGAAGCATTCCCAAACATGTTGCCATAAAACTTGACAATGTACTAATTCATGGTATAATACACCATACATTATTAATCAATCGGTGATACATGAAATTAGTACAGTCCAAATCAATCCTCGCCAAACTAATGGCAACAGAAAATATTATCGTTGAACAACGAAAAGTCAGAACAGCATCATTCGATGTAGCTAACCGTATACTGACAATTCCTATACTAGACGATAATATGTGTCCAGAACTATATGACCTATTCATGGGCCACGAAGTCGGTCATGCACTGTTCACACCAGAACAACTGCTAAAACAATGCCAAGAACAAAATCTAACATTCTCAGTGATGAACGTTATCGAAGATGCTAGAATAGAACGGAAAATGAAAGCAAAGTATCCAGGTCTAAAACAACCATTCATTATTGGGTATAAAGATCTTGTGGATAGAGAATTCTTCGAAATCGATAAAGAAGACCTGGATTCACTGAACTTTATCGATAGAGCTAACATGTATTTCAAACTCGGAGTGGCGTCCGGTATCGAATTCATCAATAATACAGAACAAGACCTAGTGGAAGAAATATTTGGGTGCGAAACCATAGAGGATGTGCTAATCACAACCAGAAACGTCATGGACTACCTAACAGAAGAATATAAACAAAAGTCACAAGATTCAGGAACAGAATCAGAAACAGAATCAGAAACAGAATCAGAAACAGAATCAGAAACAGATAATGCACTACGCAAAAATCAAAGCCAACTGTTCTCGGATGACAATATGGAATACTTCTATGGTAATATTCCTGATATTAATGCTAAACACATTATTGTGAGTCGTTATAAGGTATGGGGCGAGTACCAGTACCACCAAGAGGTAGTGCACCCAGAATACACAACATACAGTATAATGCAAAACTCGGCTAATGAACTGTTCCAATCGTTTAGATT